TTGTGGTAGGAAAATCGTTTGCCATAGTAGAAACCCCCGTTTCCTTATTGTTGCTTTGTTGGTAATCCGTTCCCGCTCGAGAGTCTCGCTCGTCCCGCTAGCTAGCCCGCGCGCCGTTCGTCGGCGAACCGGATAAAGCTCTTTCGCTTGCTCGCATCCGGCGTTAATTCGACCGGATCCGCTTCGCCGGTGATCGCCGGCGCCGAGAGTCGTTGCTTCAGCGCCGCGACCTGGTCGCGGAGCGCATCGTTTTCGCCGCGGAGCTCGTCGAGCTCGCGGTCCCGCGCGTCGTCGATCGATAGCCCTTCGGCGTACCATACGGCGCCGCGGTCGCCGAACCGTTCAACATACTCGCGCACTTCTGCGCGCGGATCGATCGTTTCATTCGTCTCGCCGAGCTCGGCGGCGTTGTCCGTGTTCGCCGTGTCTGCCGTTGTGTCTGCCATCGTTTCCCCCTTTGCGTGAGAATTCAGAAACCGAACCGGAACGTGATCGCCCGACTCGAACGTGCTTTCGGTATTCATGTCCGCGCCGTATGGCGTGACCGCCACGCCCCGCAAGTGCCAATTCCGGATGACCAGCCCCGGACCCGCGAACTCGCGCCCGTTCACTTGCACGACTTCGTCGTCGTCGACTTCCTCGATTTCCATCGGTCCCGCGAAATTGATCGATGCCTCATATGGCACGCCCGCGGCCGCGCGGCGCAGAATCTTTTCCGCTGGATCCCCATCGAGACCCGTCGGCGTGAGTTTCCCAGAAACGCGCAGACCGTCGTCGGTCGCGTCGAACTGATCGAGAAAGCCGATCTCTTCGTCGTGGTTGTAATCAACCGGGATCGTGCTCTTGTGGAGTTGCAGACCAGTCATATCGTGTATCACCGATCCAAAAAACCAATGGTCGATTGCGTCGGCCGTCCGCGCCATCATCGAGATCGGCCGCGCGCTGTACTCTTCCGAATCGGCGGCGTCGTCCGCGAATTCGATCGGCCCGATCTCCAATCGGCACGCCGCCGCGGGGATCTGGCCCAGAGCGCGAAACTCAGCGAGCGTTTTCGGTTTTCGGTTCATCGGTCAGCCCTCCGATTGTGTAGTGATCGCCGGCGCGAACGCCGACGACTTGGCGTAAACTAGATCGATCCCGAGCTCTTTCGCGTAGGCGATCGCCTTCGCGGTCGCGCGCACGTTGTCCTCGAAATTAGTGCCGACGAGCCGCGCTTCGAGTTGCGGACTCGAGATCCCCATCGCGATACTCATTCCGGCGCCCGTCGCCTCTTTCACTGGATCCCACCAGGGAATACCCACCGGCACGAACTCCCAGCGCAGAAAATCGAACTCGCGGCCAGATGGGAGTTGAAACTCCCCATCGGCGACCGCGATCCCGAGTCGCCAGCGCGCCCACCCGTTTTGGAAATCTTGAATATCTTCAATTTTCGTTCGGCACGATCGCAAATACTGGATCACACCGCCGCGGGATCCGTAAAAATTCGTGAAACTCTCGTCCAGGAACGAATAGGGGATGTCCAGACATTTCAGCGCGACGTGAATCGCCAATTTCAGGAAATTGACCGTCTCGCCGCTCGGCGTTTTCGATTCGATCACGCCGATCCGATCGCCGGGATCCAGATCCGCGATAAACGGACCGCCCCCCGTGATATTGATCTCGTGCGCGGATTCTTTGACGCCGTCGCCGTCGAGATCCGCGGTCGGCGCCGTCGACGCATCGCCGAATAGAGCGCCTTCGCCTTCCCGGTACACTTCGAGCCCGAATAGCTGCGAGAGTTTCACTTTCGCGTGCGCGTAGTCGAAACTCTCGTACGTATCGCGCCATCGATTCAGCGCGGCGATCAGCGGCGAGATCCCGCGGACCTGGTCGAACCGATTATAGAATGAGTGAAAGAGCATCGAATTCGCCGGAACGATCCGGCGGAGTTTCCGTCGGCTCGAGTTGTGCTCGCGGTCCGCCACCGCGTACGCGATCGCGGATCCGGCGGCGCCGACTTTGATCCCGTGGACCCATTGCTTTTGATCGTCTCCCCGCGGGATCGCGTTCCGCGGCATGAAGATCCGGTCGCCTTCGATCCCCTGGAGTTGCCCCCGGTACGGCGCCCGCGTCAGTTTCAGCGCGCCGACGTCGCCGTCGCGGACCCGGCACGCTTCGGCCAGGCGAACAAAACGGCGCATCGGATGCCGCCGCGCCGAGTCGAACCGCTCGCGCGCTTGCAGCGTCGCGACGAACGCCTCGAGCTCTTCGTCGAACACCCGGTCGCCGGTCATGGCGCGGAACGTCGAGTGCGTCACGTAGTCTAAGTGCTTGCGGATCGCCCAAGCGGCGATCTCGAAATTCCGATCGAGATCTTGCGTCGTTGCCGAGAGAATCCGCCGTTTTCTCTCCGTGGTGAGCGAATCCTCGTCGCGGATCGACGTCACCACCGGCCGACGCCGCCCCCGTGTCTCGAGAGCGTCATAAGAAAACAGCGCCGACGACGCCAGGTCGCCATTGATTCCGATTCCGGCTTCCGTGCGGAAATTTCTCACCAGGCGCCCCCGAGATTAGCTTTTGAGATCGTCGGACGCACGTCACGCACTAGTGCCTGGTCGTCGTGCGCTTTCAGGTAGGCAAGACGCTTTCGCGCCGCTTCGAGATCATACGAAACCGCGGTCCCGTCGAAATTCGTCGACGTCGTCGCGGCGTTCAGTAGCTCTTCGAGCTCGGCGATCTCGGCTGAATAGTCCGGCATATTCTAAAATTTAGCCGACGCCTTCGGATCCGCTTCGACCGGAAATTCAGAATCCCGTTAAATCTTCGGACGGCGTGCACTTCAACGGCGGCGACTTCAGCGGCGGCGACTTCAGCGGCGGCGGCCTTCGCGGAATATAGCGGCGTACTCGGACGTGTTGCCCACAGTCGCACACTTTCTGGATCCACTGGATCCCCGAATACTCGATGCCGTTCGACGTCGTGCCGACGAGCTCGCGCGATAGCGTGTGATTGGACGGCGCGACCAATAGTTTCGTGCTTCCGCAGCGCGGACACATTGCCGGGATCTCTACCGCGTCGACCCGGTCGTGCGTTTTCGCGCCCGGCGGTCTCCCCTTCGGTCGTCCCGTCGTTCGTTGCTTAGCTTCTCGCGTCGTGCTTGTTTTCTTGCGTCGTGCCATAATTAGACGAACCTCAGTTTCTTTTTCTTGGTTAGGTGCCGCTCGCCGCTCGAGTTGCTGATCCCCATCATTGATGCCCCGACCATCGCGCCGACCGCACAATCGAGTAGATGATTGTCCACGCCCGGCCGTAGTTTCCACTCGAACACGACGCGGCCGTCGCACTCGACCCGCTTCGGGATCTCGGCGACCAAGTGATCGGCTAGCATCCGGTGATTTGCTGGATCGGTCCGGAAGAGCGAGATCGATCCGCGGTTCCCGATCGGCAGCGAGAGCGCGTCGGAGAGTCGTTTCTTCCAATAGTTGACGTCGACCGCCGCGCCGACAAGTTGCCGGCGCCCCTTCGCGAGCACCGGCGCCCAATTCGGCCCACATTGCCGCGAGCGTGCTTCGCGATATTGATCGATAGGTCGCTCGCTCGCGGAGATCCCGCGACCGTAGCTCGGCGTGAGCACCGCGGCGAACGGACTTTGCCGACAGACATTATTGATCAACATCGACATCCGGCCCCAATTCGCGTCAACCAGGCATCGGCCGACGCGCATCACGGCGCCGTCGTCGCGGCGAAACTCGCGCCCGGCCACGTGGTCGATTGTGTCCCGCAGTCCCGCGTAGATCGCCCCCTCGTCGTCGGTGCCCCGATAGCGCCGGCGGAGCGTGCGCGGCGCCGTACGCAGCGTGAAATTCCGAACCGTTTGCCGCGGCCACGTTCCGTAGTCGACAATGTACCCGGTGAAATCCGGTTCCCATGCCGCGACCAGCCAGTACAAGAGCGAGCCTTGCACGTCGATCATGGCAGAGATCGATTGACACGTCGCCGGGATCTCGCCGCGGCCGAAACCGTGCTGCTTGGCGGCGATGTCGCTTCCACTGATTCGCTCGACGTCGCCGTCGTCGACCGTCGGATCGTTTTGACACTCCGCGCGGAACGCATCGAGCCCCGTGTCGATCAGAATATTGTAGGCGTGCTGGATCGCGGAGATCTCCGTCCGCTCGTCGTAACACGTCGACCAGGTCGCCACGACGCCGGCGTCGAGCCGCTTCCGGTTTTTCTTGTAATAGGCGGTCGCCGCGGCGTGCGCCTTCGCTTGCGCGCCCGGCACGTCGGCGTCGTAACTATTGCGAATCGGCGCATAATTTTCGATCCACTGGTCGTGATTGGTCCCTGGAAACTTTTCGAGCATCGGGATCCGTTCGACTTGCCAGGACGGATAGCGTTCCGGATCGGCGAGTCGATCGATCATGTCGTCCTGCTCGATGATCGTCGCATTGCAGATCACCGCCGGCGCGCTCTTGTGATCGCCGAGCCGTAGAATCGCCTGATTGAGCGTGCGAAGATTCTTGCCGACCTGGTAGGGACTGCGCGCCGCTTCGTCCGTTTGCGGATCGTCGAGTATGATCAGATCCGGCCGGACGACTTTCCCGTCGTGCCGCTTATGCCTCACGCCGCGGAGATTCGCCGTAATCCCCCGCGTTTTGACGCACGC